TTCCTTTTTGATCAAAGAACGTCTTTGCAAGGGGCATAAACCGTACCAGAGAGCATTTTGAGCCTCTATAGAGGTTGTCAGGCCGCCTATAGTTGATTTTAAAGACCGTTCGAGAGTGAATAAATAACATCTTTGGCGAATATATCATTGCCTGGTTCGGGGACACAATCCACCCCCTAGTCAAATTGACCTTGAAAAACTCGTACTTTTTGAAGTGGACTCATATTTCTAACTTTACAGGTTCCATTATAACTTACTTTGAAAAAATCCTACAATATCGTTTGCTTCATCCTCGGCACTTTGCTCCTTCTTCTTTTCCTTGGTACGCACATAGCGCGGAGCATCGCTCAACATCATAATTAGAGTTTGGTAGTTCACCTTATTTAATATATAGTCCACACTCCATCCGGTTGCGCTCGCTATCTGCCACACAAATCCAAAAGGGCTATGGGAACCTTCGTATCGGTTCTTTAACTCCCTTTCCTTTTTTGGCTCAGTCTCAGCTTCATCGGATTCGTCATCTCGGCTGATCTGATAATAGGAATAAAATGGTCTGTCCCCATCAATCCCACGAAACGGCGTATGACACCCAACAGATATTTGTTTTCCATATAGTTGCGAATGTACCACGCCACCGGACGTAGGAACAAGTGACGGCTCCACCATCCCCTGCAGATGGCATACGCAATCATCCGGCTCACCTCCTTTCCGTGCTTAGCCAAAAACTCCATGGATTCTTGTTCCGTGTAATTCCACATCTCATCGCTCGTAACACCCATAGACAAATATGTCCTGGCAAAGAGTATCTGCCCGGACATATAAGGTCTTTTCATCGTCACGCGCAGCTTCACGGGATTCTTCTTGAACGGAATCTTTATCTCCTTCAGAGGAACGGAGATACCGATGTCCAAAAGAGCATCGGCACCTTCCCGTTGTATCTGCTTGATAACTCTGTCATTCATACACTACTTACTTGAAGAGGTAGAAGTAGTTGTAGATGCATCGTTAATCTCGTATGGAGCGGAACCATCTGTCGGCATCATTAACTTTAACTGACACTCCAGTTTAGAAACCTCGGTCAAGGTTAACTTGCCTCCAAGGTTCGACAATATCAATGCCCTCGGAATGGTGCAAATCTGACCGCTCACAAACTTAATAGTGAACTTACCGGACAATGAAACAAGGGCTGTTGGAGCCTTCCATCCCGTCGGGTTCGTATCACCACCTACAAGTGTTCCGCCTAAAACCGCTTTAAACGATTTGTAATTCAATTGTATCATGTTAAACGTCGGGGCTATCATAGCATTCTTGGTCGGAATAGTCAGCACCGGAGCACCCGGAGCCTGTTCTGCCTCTACATCTGTACTTTCGGGCTTCGTACCACCCCAGTCCCAACTGCCTTTCTCTATATAACCGAGTGTCGTATCATCGAACTTCACCTCACCTATACCATAAATAAAATCACTCATAATTCTACTTGTTTTTGTTTATTATTAAAACCATACTCAATACCACAAGGCAGCCAAAGATGGCACATACCACATAGTTTAGAACAGGGTTCGAACTCTGTTTGACCTCCGTTCTAACAGCGTTCTGCCGTTCCTCGGCTTCTTTGTATTTTGTTATCTCACGCTCATAGTATTCCACGAGTGCCTGAAGACTGTCACACGTGGCATACACAACAATTGTATCACCGTTGCGCTTTACCGTAGCGCCGGCACGTCCACTCTTAGCCGTGTAAGATGCATTAGCCGGGAGCTTCTGAAGACTGTCCATCGGAATCTCCAGTGTCACCTCCTCCATCGGTATCCGGCTTGTCACTATCCAACGTGTCTCTACACTCGTGCTGTCTTGGAGACTTTCTTTCACCTCCTCGTTCCGGTTTTCTGTGTTCGTCTTTGTCGTTGCGCAACTTGACAAGCACAGGACAATTATCATGAAAATCACAACCGGTAGCAGCGTCCAGTGCTTTTCTGAGCCGTGCCATTTCACGGGTGTTCCTCGACAGTTCCTTCTTAGTATCCGAGAGTTCTTTCTTCGTGTCATTCAATTCTTCCTTTAATGGTCGCACAATGTTTTCTACCAAAATACGAGTGGCATGTTCAGCGTTGTCTATGCACACCGTATCGGCATCGGCCTCTGCCTTTTTCGCTTCCGCATTCGCTTTCCTGACAGTTGAGCGCAAGGTAGCTATGGTAGCCAACGTGCCCAGTAGTCCACCACCAAGTACGACGTTCAAAACTTCGCTTATATCCATGCCATTCATATTATTACTGAGTTATACCTATTGACTTGAGCCACTTCTGTACATCGAAACTCGGACACGCTTTGGCAGCAATCTCATTGTGACCAATGATACGCACACCCGGATGGCGTTCGTGGAATTCCTTTACGTATTTCTCCATTGCGCTCCGCTGTGCATCGGTTCTGGTGTCCTTGGCTGTCTTACCATCCTTAGCCAAACCACCGGAATACACTACGTGACGGCTCACCGAATTGTATCCGGCAGCACCATTGGTTATTTCCCAATTATCGACCCACGCATCCTCGTTGTTGTCGACCATACGTTCCACCGTACCGTCAAGATGAATCAAGTCAGTATAGCCTACCTGCTTCCAGCCACGACCACCCTTACTCACCGGGTCAGTATGCCAATGGCGTATCTCTGCGGATGTTACCTCACGGCCCTCTTTCGTGGCTGTGCAGTGTAGGACTAAATATTTCAATTGCTTCTTCGACATTATGCAGCCTTATATCCACTCATCATTACACATCCGGCATCCTCCTTCTTGAACATAGCAATGAAGTAGTGACGGAAGTTAATCTTGTTACGCTGATACTCTGGGTCGGTTGCAGCCTCGCTGTAGTACATTTTGGTGGAACCGGTAGCCTTGAACACACGCTGTTTGTAGAAGGCAAATGAACACTGGAACTCACCCGTATCAGAGGTCGCACCGACAGCCTTCTTCACACCGGCACTCGTATAAACCGGAGTGTTGGCATACTCGTAGATTTCAAAGCCATACATATCACCTACCTTACCGGTGTTGCGGTCAATATTGTATTGCTCACGGAACTTCTGGTCTACCAACAGCAAATCATTCACATGGTCGGGACACAGCACCAAACGGCGACCATCGGTTGGAACCTTCAATTTATCCAATGCACGCTTCATTTCCACAAGGTCGTTTGGAGTCAGTTTCAAACGTCCGGTAGATTCATCCGCCTCACCCGTGGTCTTCAAGACCGGAGTCTTAGAGGTGTTCTTAGAAGCACACAGAGCATGAGCCGCCTTCGTGAACTTAGAATCGTTGATAGCAGTCGAATGAGCCTCCTTAACACGTCCCATCTTGTCGTAAGAATTTGCGTACAACTCATCATCGGTAATAGGAGTTACCTTCGTCTGGAACTTATCCAGAGAGATAGCGATGTCCTTATCATCAAGAGCCTGCAAGTCGATTGGATACGTAGTGTTGTTGATAAGCACATCCGGATCTACACCAACATCAACCAAGTGAATAACATCGTTGTTCACAATGCTACTCTGGTCGGGCACACCGTCCAACCACGAACCGTCCAACCCACTACGGAGAGCCTTCACCATCTCACCCGTCCACACCTCGGTCAGTACACCGGCATGGAGTACATTCGCATTGGCACCAAGTCCCATAAGGATACCTGCACCAATCATAAACAGCGCACCTACCATTGGCGTAATACCAAGGAACGCACCAAACAACATACCGGATACTGTATTGAAAGTAAGTCCGGTCAAAATTGATTTCTTCTTCATTGTTCTATACCTTTTATATATATAAGAGTTAATCTTCCAGTTTCGGACACTCTATGCCGTACTCCGCTTGATAGAGTTTGGCGTATTCCTCCGGCTGATTCTTGCGGAGTGTCATAATCTCGCTTGCCGGCACCTCGCTCAACTTGCTATACGTCTTGGTGGTCTCGGTGCTCGATGGCTGACCATGCATACCCAAAACGGCAGAAAGTTTCTGCACAGGATTCATGTGTGATAAGAGAGAGGACAGACGCTCCGAACCAATCTCCTTACCAAGTTTAATAAACTCCTCCTTATCGGTCTCGCCGATACGCTTCTCCGATACTGCCTTTTCTACAAGTCCCGTGATACTTGCCAAGGTCAATGTCTCCTTCTCCTTTAAAAGAGAGACGTTTTCCTGCTTAGCGGCATTCAACTCGTTAATCTTAGACAGAATCTGTTCCTCCGTTGCTTTCTCCGGATCCGAGATTCCCAACTGTTGGGCAAATGTTTTTAAATCCATTTCTTCTGTTTTTAAATTGTTATTCAATAGTGGCAAAGGACACTCACTATCCTTGCCGAGAGTTATCATCTTACCGTCCTTCTGTAGAACAATGGCATCATCGTTCGACCCCACATCCACAAGACTTACCTCAAAGAGCTTACTCTTAGATATGGTGGGGCACGTTTGCCCGGGCACCAACATAGACGGTTCTTCACTCGTTTCCAGTATATCTATGCCGACACTCACCATCTTCAGGCTGCCAAACTCATACTGTTTCTTACACCGCACCGAGAGTTCCGACGCTTCATCGAACACAAGTTCACCCGTTACCTCGTCATTCTCGACCTGCACATCCTTCACGTATCCTATAACAGAACCGCGTGTGTGCATATAGAGCAGAACCGGATTGCGGCAGTATTGCTCTATGTCCATCCCGGCAGTTAGAACTCTTGTTCCGTAACTGTTCAGGGAGTCGTTTGATATTCGTATTCTTTTTCCCATGTTGAATTGCATTTTGCGATTTCACGGTGCAATATTACAGCGGTTTTTCGTAACCTCCAAATAACCCTGCATTGGTTGCATAGAAGCGTGCAACCGTTGCACACTTTTTTGGATAACCGACATAATGGTTGCAATTTTGCACTGCGAAACGAGCACCTGCCACACAACGATGGCAGCATTACTAACAAAACCATATAAAGAAATGGGAAAAGCAGAAATTGAAAAAAAGAAATCGTTGGCGAAATCGCTGTATCTCGCCGGCATGGAGCAGACCGAAATTGCAGAAAAGGTCGATGTATCCCGTGTCACCATATCGAAATGGTGCAATGCGGATGGGTGGAAGGAAACGAGAGCAGCCAAGAATGTTACCCGTCCGGAACTTGTAAACAAACTATTGCTTACAATAGACACACTCATCACACAAGTCAATGAATCGGAAGACCCGTCCCTCATTGCAGGACTTGGAGACAAACTTGCCAAACTATCCGCCGTTATTGAAAAACTCGATAAGAAGGCAAATGTGGTCGATGCCATAGAGGTGTTTATGGCATTCAGCAAGTGGATAGAATATCGTTCCACTATGGACCCGGATGTAACACCGGAACTCATCAAAGCAATCAACAAGTACCAGGATCTCTACATCACGGAGCAAATGGGTATTAAATAAAGAGGTGTATGGCATCAGCAGCAGAAAAGAAACAAGCTCTCGAACAATGGAAGGAACACTGTAAAAGGGTTCAGTCCATCACCGACACATCTGTGCTTGCCAACGAGACACCGGCTGTGAGAGACAAACGTATTTCTCGACTTCGTGCCAACTATGCGGAGTTCTGCGAATACTACTTTCCACACTTCCTTACACTACGAGATAAGACCACAGGTGAAACGATTCGTACCATACACAACGCACCGTTCCACAATGCAGCTGCGAATAAGGTGAAGAACACACCCAACCTCAAAGCTGTATTCATGTGGCCCCGTGGTCATGCCAAGTCTACACACATGGACGTTTTTGTACCGTTGTGGCTTATGTTTCAAGCAAAACGACTCATCAACTTCATGGTAGTAGTAGGTAAGTCGGAAGACAGTGCATCACGTTTGTTGGGCGATATACAAGCAGAGTTGGAGTACAACCAACGTATCATAGCCGACTTTGGCGAACAACGCTCCACGGCTTCATGGCAGGAAGGTGAGTTTAAGACAGCCGATGGCGTGAAATTCCTCTCTTGCGGACGTGGACAATCACCACGTGGTTTGCGCGATCGTGAATCACGACCCGACTATATTGTGATTGATGACCTCGATGACGATGAGTTGGTACGCAATGAGAAACGTGTTCACGACATGACCGACTGGGTAAAGGAAGCACTGTTCGGTTCACTCGATGTAGGACGTGGACGCTTCATCATGGTGGGAAACCTTATCAGCAAGAACTCCGTCCTTTACAACCTGTCCAAGACCAGAGGTGTTTATCTCTCAAAGATACAAGCAGTGGATAAGGACGGCGAACCCACATGGTGCGAAAAGTGGACACGTGAAGAAGCCGAAATGTATCGTGACTTCGTGGGATACCGAGCATGGGAGAAGGAGATGATGCACAACCCGATTGTGGACGGAACCATCTTCCGTGCCGAATGGATACGATTCAAGAAGTTGCCCAAACTCACCAAGTACGATATGTTGGTATGCTACACCGACCCATCCTTCAAAAGTACCACCGCCAACGACTACAAAGCGTGCCGACTGTGGGGACGTATCGGAACGGAGCTGCACCTTATCAAGTGTTTCGTGCGGCAGGCTACCGTGAGTGAGATGGTACGATGGCTGTACGACCTCTACGAGGAAACACGAGACACCGTATCCATTCTATTCCTCATGGAGGCGAACTTTATGCAGGACATTATACTGGATGAATTCGCCACCGAGGGAGAAATACGTGGATACCAGTTGCCACTCATGCCCGACAAGCGTAAGAAGCCCGACAAGTTGCAACGTATCGAAGCCGTATCTCCGCTGTGGGAACGAGGTCATGTGTTCTATAACGAGGCAGAAAGGGATTCACCCGATATGCAGACAGGCATAGAACAAACACTCGCACTGGAACGAGGTAGCCGTGTTCACGACGATGCCCCCGATGCCGATGAAGGCGCAATATGGGTTATTCAGCGAAATTCAAGACAAGAAACAATTCAACCGGTATTCGGCAAAAGACCGAAACCGAAAAATTCATGGTAGTATGATAAAGTTTATAAAACGATTGATATTCTCATGGCGATACAAACACGCCGTGAAACAAGCCAACAAGTTTTCAAAACTGTTCGGCATGAAGTATATGGTACTCTTTTGGAACGGAGAATTTAAGGTGGTGCCCAAGAAGAACCTCCGGGCACTCGTCCATGCACACTGTTTCCGCAAGGGAGTGACACTTGCCGACATAGAGAAAAGAGCCGTTTACGTAACCAAATAGACAAACTATGTTTCTAACAGACGATGACTATAAGGTTGTCATAGGTGAGACAGCCCTGAAGGTGGTTCAGTCATCCACCGAAATCCGCCAAACAGCGGAGCAGGAAGCAATGGAGGAGATTGCCGGATACCTACGTCCCAAATACGATACGGATGCATCCTTTGCAGCTGAAGGGGATAATCGTAACCGATTGTTGGTAATGTATGCTACCGATGTGGCACTTTACCATCTAATCTCCGCTTTGCCCCAAAAGATGGGTAGTGAGGTTCGCAAAGAACGCTACGACCGTGCTATCAAGTGGTTGGAGGGAGTACAGGCAGGACGTATCATCCCGCTCCTGCCTCTTGCCACAGATGAGGATGGAGAGACATCCGGTAGCGGATTCGTTTACAGTTCACAACAAAAGTTACGACATAATTGGTAGATATGGATATAAAAGGTATTTTAAGCGGTATGTTTGGCAATAGCGGTTCACAAAACATACTACACACGGCACATGGAGATTTCAACCTTGCCAAAGATTCCGACCGCCGAAGACTTAAAAAGATGGTTATTGAATTGCAGCGTACCACCGATGCTTTGACTCGTCGAGATATCGCCGACTGGCGTGCTGCATGGCAGATGGCAATCAATGTGGAAAGTCCCAACCGTCAACGCCTCTACGACATTTACCGAGATGTGGACATAGACCTGCATCTAACCGGATGTATATCCCAACGAATGGGATTTGTCAAGTCTCGTTCCTTCAAGATAGTAGATGCCAAGGGAAACGACCATGATGAAGCTCGTCACTACTTCGACCAGGCATGGTTCGAACAGTTCATGGAGTATTGTCTGGAAAGTATCTATTGGGGACACTCACTCATAGAGTTGGGAGATATTACTACCGACTTGGACGGATGTATCTGCTACAACGATGTGAGACTGATTCCTCGCAAACACGTCATCCCGGAATTCCATCGTGTCATCCCCAATTTGGGACAAGACTGGCGATCCGGAATAGACTACCACGAGGCTCCTTATTCCGACTGGCTCGTTGAAGCAGGTCGCTGCGATGACTTGGGTCTCTACCTGAAAGCAGCCACACAAACCATCCCCAAGAAGAATATGTTGGCGTTTTGGGATACCTTCGGTGAGATTTTCGGTATGCCTATGCGTATAGCCAAAACTTCGTCACGCGACCAGAAGGACATAGACAAACTCGATAGAATGTTGCGCGATGCCGGTGCATCACTCTCCATGGTGGCACCGACGGATACGGAGATTGAGTTTGTGGAATCGGGAAAGAGAGATTCTTACAATGTGTACGATAAACGTGTAGACCGGGCCAACTCGGAACTCTCAAAGCTCATCATAGGACAGACCATGACCATTGAGGACGGTTCCAGTTTGTCTCAGTCCCAAACACACTTGGAAGTCTTCAAGAACTTAGTGGATTCGGACTGTAGCACGATACGCGATACCGTGAACGGTCAACTCATACCACGCATGGTAAACCACGGTTTCCCACTCAAAGGACTACGTTTCGATTGGGACTATGCTGTAGACTACACTCCGGAGCAACAGAAGGCTTATGAGGAGATGGTGCTGAGCCACTATAAGGTAGACCCGAAATACTTTGAGGAAAAGTATTCCATCCCATGTGAGGAGAAACCGGAACCCACCATGGAACCGCCAACCGAACCCAATAAGGAGAAGGACAAGGGAAAACAGGCACAGAATAGCCATGCCGATTTTTTCGATTAAGCCCCACCGACTACGTGGGGCTGCACCGGAGGTATGCCCGTTTGCTCAAGGACGCACCGCAACAAATGTGTCTGAGCAAGGAGGAGGAACAAAAGATTCGTGAACAGATTTCCTCTCTGTTTGAGGGAATGATGCGTACTGTGTACAACCAAGAAGGCTCGTCCTTTGAGATTGGCATTCTATCCGAACCCGGCGTTCAGAACTTCATAGAGGGTCATGCAGCGGTTCTTGATTCGGCTTTTCAACAGGTGGAGATGAGCGATGTCATGAGACAGCGACTGAACCGTTCCGATTACATCTTTTCCGGTATGAAGACTTTCCATGAACTCAATGAAGCGTTCCCCTCTCTGATTGATGAGAATGGCAATAGAAAGTCCTTCGAACAGTTTTTGAACGACGTTCAAAGCATCGACAAAACGTACAACGTGAACTACCTTCGCGCTGAGTACAACTTTGCCCAGTCTTCTGCTACCATGGCAGCCAAATGGGAACAGTTCATGGAGGATGGAGACCGTTACAACCTGCAATATCGTACTGCACACGATGGCAGAGTTCGTCCGGAGCACGCTGCACTGGAAGGCGTAACCTTGCCTCCATCCGATTCTTTTTGGGAGGAATACTATCCACCCAATGGTTGGAACTGTAGATGTACTGTGATACAAGTACGCAAAACCAAATTCCCGGAGACCGACCACGAGGAAGCTATGGGACTTGGTGAGGAGGCTCTGCAGAACGACAAAAAGAATATGTTCCATTTTAATCCGGGCAAGGAAGAAAAGACTTTCCCGGACTATAACCCGTACACCATTCGTAGATGTAAGGACTGTGATATTGCCAATGGAAAGGCAAAGTTAATAAAGTTTCCACCTCTAGAGCATCAACTTTGTGAATGGTGTAAACTTAACGAAAAGTGTGCTGGTGATAAAACCAAATCGCTGAATGCTAAACGAAAGATTCACTATGTAGGGAAAGAAATGCTACCTCTTCTTGATAAGAACGTTTTGAAAGAGCGTAAAAATGGTTCCCCTATAAATGTTATTTTCACGATGAAAAATAATAACCATCTTTATTCTGATCTCGTTTATTGCGAGAAGAAAAGAGGTAAAACATTAGAGTTGGAAGATTTAAAAAATTTGGATAAATTGTTGGCAAACTCGGCATACTATGGTGAAGCTGCCAAGAATCCATCACATTCAAATCCTTATGATTATTTTTACTACTACAAATTAAAGGTTCGGAAGAATAATGTCATATTCAATGTAGGAAGACTTCCAAAGACAAAGAGTAATGGTAGAATGGGTTATGAATATTTTCTTTATAGTGTAAACAATGAGAGCAAGATGAAGAAGGAATGAAAACGTGAGACCCGAGGCGACAGTTAAGCTCCAAAGAAACGCCATCAAGCCCTTCCTCAGGTCTCACGCTGCAAATATACAAAATAAATTAATCCAAACAATAGAAATGACGAAATATTTCATATTTTTGCATGAAATTTCTTGGTGGAGCCTCCTAATAAGCCGTGTGGTTTATCGTGGGTACAACAACGCGAACGCGAATGGCGGTGTCTCGAACGCGAATGCGAATAACGATGCTACGAATGCGAATGCGAATGTCGGCTCGCGGCTGGCGAACAAAAACATCGGCGTACAACACCGGGGACGTGTCCCCATCGTCGTGCCGAGGGAGGCGAACCGCAACATCAACAGGTGTTGAAAAAACAAGTAGTCGGGTAAACCTTGGTAGGTCCATAAAGATTCGAACAGGTTAGACCCGGAGAAAGGAAGGCTTAAACAGTACTATGCACAGAGATGGTCATATAGTAGAAGAAATCGTTGAATACTCCAATATGTCCGAAGCATTCGACCGTGTACTCCGTGGCACCGACCGCAAAAAGTCGCGCCAAGGACGAAAGCTCATACCATTAAGAGAAGCCGTTATCAAGAAACTCACAGCATCCATCGCCGACGGATCATTCCGCATTCATGGCTATAGAGAACGTGACATTATAGAGAACGGCAAGCATCGACGATTGCAGATACTTAGTATGAGAGACAGAATCGCCCTCTGTGGAATCATGAATGTCGTAGACAAACATCTGCACAGACGATTCATCCGAACCACCTCGGCAAGCATCAAAGGACGTGGTATGCACGACCTCATGGCATATATCCACAACGATATGCAGTGCGACCCGGAAGGAACACGCTACTGCTATACATTCGATATCCGCAAGTGCTATGAGAACACCAACCAACAGGTAGCCAAAGACAGCATGAGACGTGTCTTCAAAGACAAGAAGCTCCTTGCCATGCTCGACAGTTTCATCACGGCACTACCCACCGGCGTAAGTCTCGGTTTTCGCTCTTCCCAAGGAATAGTAAACCTGATATTATCCGTCCATCTCGACCACAAGATGAAGTCGGAACATGGCTTTGCCCATTACTATAGGTATTGTGACAATGGAATAATACTTGCAGCCACCACCGAGGAATGTAGAGAAGCACAACGCATAGTACACGAATGTCTGGAAGCCATAGGCTACGAGATACACGATGAGCGCATATTTCCCGTTACGGAAGGAATAGACGCACTCGGATACCGTATCTATCCCGACCACGTTATGTTGCGTAAGCGCATCAAGCAAAAGTTTGCACGGAAGATGAAAAAGGTGAAGTCCCGTAAACGCCGTCGCGAACTTATTGCCTCCTTCTACGGTATGGCAAAACACGCCGATTGTATCCATCTATTCTATACATTAACTGGTAAAGACATGAAATCATTTAAAGAACTGAATGTTTCGTTCAAGCCCGAAGACGGCAAGAAACGATTCCCCGATCAAGTGGTAAGTATCCGGGAACTGGTAAACTTACCCATCGTTGTGAAGGACTTTGAGACAGGCATCCACACCGAACAAGGCGATGACCGCTGCATAGTGGCTATCGAAGTGAACGGTGAGGCACGTAAGTTCTTTACCAACAGTGAGGAGATGAAAAACATCCTCGCACAAGTAAAGGAACTGCCGGACGGTTTCCCCTTTGAGACTGTCATCAAGACGGAAGTGTTCGGCAAAGGTAAAACCAAATATGTATTTAGCTGACATGAACAAGAAAGTACAAGGAACCACCGGAGCAAAACTGATAGAATGCGTAAACCCGGTAAGAAACAAGTGGCGTATCCGATGGGATATACAAGCCACCGAGAATCAAGAATCACAAGAATCCGTCACCTACATGGAAAAGGAATTCGACCACCAACCAACCGACGAGGAGATTCTATCTGCCGTGACCAATTACTTCAACACCCTCACCGACGAGGATATTCTATCCGGATACACATGGGAGGACGCACAAGTATGGCTATCCTCCGAGAACCAATTCAACTACAAGGCAGCCTACGACCTTGCCGTGCAATCCGATGGAGCCACCCTGCCGGTAAAGTTCAAATTCGGCACCGATGCAGCCCCCGTCTACCACACCTTCACCAACCTTGCCGACCTCACCGAATTCTACACCGGAGCCATGGCACACATACAGAAGGCTCTCGAAACGGGATGGAAACGTAAGGATGAATTCAACGTGGAAGATTACCAAGTATAAAAAACAGACAGCCACCTGCAGACCCTTTGTGAACAGATGCAATCACAACAGTCGCCGATGGCTGTCCTTGGTAAGACGCTACAAAGATAGTAAAAATCTACGAAAAGCAAAAGCCCCTGCCGATAAAACGTTCGGTCAGGGGCTTCTTTTCGTTGTAGAGAGCACTTTTACAGATTTCTCAAGTATCGTACCGAGAACACCTCTATGCTCTCCACAAGCTCCTCATGGTTGTGATTCGTCTGTGTCTCCACCAGTTCAAAACCATCAAAACCGTCACCGGAGAGATCCTGCAAGGTTTGTATTATCTTGGTGGAGGCAATGAAAGATTCAAGCATCTTATCATCTGTCCAGTCCACCACCAGGTGAATCCTCACCTTTCCGGTACCACGTAGGCTGCGCATCGTCAATGGTGTCCACTCAATAGGACCGAACTCCACAAACACAGCAGGGCGTTCCCACGGCATCTCCTCGTCAATGAATTCTACATTTCTGTTCCACAAATCTATGTGTTTCACCTCCGGTACGTTCTTCTTCAGAACCTCTACCAATTTCTCATATAATTCCGTTCGTATCATTTTATTTCAAATTTCAAGTCGTTTGCAAAATAATCCGCAAGGTTTTCCTCCACAATCTGCTTAACCGCCTGTTCCACCTCCGGCGATTTCCCCAAGAACTGTCTGCGTGGAATATGTATGTCGGTGCCCTCCTTCTTCAGAGCCATCCACTTCCAGAACTCCGCCTCCGTAGTCAGTTGTCGGGTTCGTCTGTCGTTCCTTAAATCCCCGTTCTTCTTACGTCCGAATGCCCCCACGGATGAGTAGTATCTGTACCAGAAGTAACGTTTCATCTTTTTCGTCACCTTTATATCTCCACCGTTATTGTGGATGGCAGCGTATGGAAGGTCGGTGTAGAACACAATGCTGTTTTCCGTGGTTCGGCTGCGTATGCTCTTGCGCAAGTTTCCGGTATCTACCAGTATGGTACCACCCGGACGCGTCGGGCTGCTTCTGCGCTGCCACCCCTCGCCAAAGAAGGACTGCCGTTCAAAGTTCTTATCAAACTCATCGCTCAGCTCCACCTTTATGTCTTTCAGTATTCGTTTAATGATTACCTGCAAATCCTTGTTCATCGTTGTCAATCTTAAACAATAAAAGTTGGCACATATCTTCTGCTATCATATTCCGCTCATCCGAACTTGCATTCATGATGTTGTAAAACGTGCGCTCCGAAATAGCATACACAGGATATATGTACCTGCGCCATATCTCACGATTGGAAATACCACTGTGAGCGTGCCGGTCATATATCCTGTTGATTTCTACAACACGTTTTTGATAACTCAATCCGCGCCGTTTTCCCATGTTCTATGCTTTACTTTTATCCTTGTAGGGGCGTATATCGTAGTCCAGATATGCAGACACCAGTACTCTGCCACTACCCTGACACTGAGGGCACGTACTCGGCAACTCCGTTCCTACCAATCCCACGCCGTGGCATCTACGACAAAGTGCTATCTTACGGCTCTTCTTCATCTGTATTCTCATGCCACATCCTCCTTCTTCGGTTCCACATAGAATGCCTCGTCCTGCGCCACCATGATACCGCACTTCTTCATCATCTCAGCCACAGTCTCGCCGTCACGGTCGGCAAGCAACTTATCCTTGGCTATAGCCTCCTCCGTGCGTATATATCCCGGAAGGAACTCCTTCACCAACTGGAGTGCGCTTGCCCATGTGAATCCCTTCAAGGTCTTCAACTTGGGCTGTCCGGTGCGGAAACCTATGATTCCGTGAACCATCTCCAAACTCTTCTTCTTGGAGAACAGTTCGTTCTGGTTCTCCGTAGCGTATGCCTGTAGAGTCTCAAACGCCTTGGTCTTCTCCTCCTCCAGTTCTGCCAACTTGGCAGCATACTTGTCACGGATTTCTGCACAAGCCAACTCTATGTCGGCGGTTATCTTTGCACTTTGTGCCTCGGCAACTGCGTACTGTGCAAACGCATCATCTGCGGCTTCTCTTGTCACACCGCTGATAATAATCTTTTTCGTTCTTTTTGCCATTGTAGTAGCTTTTTTCATTATTAGGGTTTTTAATCTATGTTGTCTTCAATACTGTAAGTCTTCTCGCCATACTCCTTTTGCAATTCGTACACCAGTTCGTCCACATATTGGAGATATTCTTCTTCACTCAGTCCATCGGTAAGTTCGGCTATATGTGCTTTCACCTGCCGGATAAATCCTTTTGTACTCATGCCTCTGCTGCATCGGTTGTCATATACTCTATGTAGATAGGCCCGTTTTCCCGTGCATCCTCCGGACGTTTTGCCAAACCACCCTTCACCTTTATGGAGCGGAGCTTCACAGCCAACAGGCGTAGCTCTTCGACAGTAATTTGGGCGAATGGCTTCCCGGCTATGCGTGGATGCTGGCAGAAGTTGTTGATACGTGCCCAATCGGCGGTGTTGATGCCAATCATCTGCATAAGCTTCAAACACACACTCCGGTTGCGGCGGAGTCTTTCACGTTGGGTCGTCACCGTTGGCCCTTCCTGCGAAATTCTTGTCAGGTCACGGATGCAGGTGTTGTATTCCTGCTCGGTCATCTTCTTTAGACTATCGGTTCGGTTCTGTGTATATTGCAGGACTATTTCCTTCTTCAAGTCCTTGCGGTCACCATCGTATGGCAGTTTGTTCAGTAGAACATAGAACCACGCATACTTGGAATGTTCTTTATTGTCATTCATTTTACATCTGTTTTAGGGGTTATACATTGTTGTTGGTTTGGACTATTCCGTCTTCCCATACCACGTAGTGACTTCCTGCCTCGCCTATGGCTCTGCCTTGACAGTAGGCCTTGTAGCCCATCACTCGCACCTTCATGTCCGACAGGTATCTCAATCTCAAAGCAGGTTTGCCCATGGGCTGTCCCTTTGCCTCTTGGCTCACAAAGATGAAACACTTGTTCGGGAACAGGTCTTTCACCAAATGTTCGCACTGTTCGTATGTCCAGTACGCCAACTGGAAGGAATCCACCACAACGAACTTGGGGCTTTTCGGCTTCTTCAATCGCTCCACCACATCGTCGAACGTATCGTCTGTCACCACTCGGAACTTTCCTTGTACCGTATCCATGCCGAGGTATTCCATCCGGCGTTGAAAACTTTGGTTTATGCCCTCCTCGTATGAGAGATACAGCACCGTTCCATAATTACATAATTCTTTGCTCAACTGCATTACAAAGGAGCTTTTGCCACTTGCTGATGCTCCGCTTATGAACCATGAGGCATTGTCTGCCGGATGCCCGAACGGTTCGGCCCATTTTTCACACCATGGGAGGGTCACCCATTTCTTTGAAGCTATATCTTTCGGACTATATGCACGCTTCATCTTTTCACCATTTATACTTTAAAACTTACTGTTAGAATCGACATTTCTTTTTTTTATTAGGTATCATCTTTTGCTTGTGTCCGTCGGTTTATTGTGTTTCGAGCTTCAGCTTTTCAATCTCGGTGTAGACACGCCGTAGACCTCCGTTTGTCTTTCGCACTATGGCAGCTATGTCAGTCCCCTGCGGTGCATTCAATCGTGCCACAACCTCCGCTTGCCCCTTCAGGAACTTGTCCCGCTCGTGTCCATCGTCGGGAGTTACACGACTGTAACGGTCACCGTATCGGCTGAACATCTCGGTGTATCCCACCTTCTTGCACTCTATGGAGCGGTTTATCTTCTCCTTCAGTCCGTCGGCACCCATCATGTACCAGGCACAGCACCGCTCGGTTGCGTTCCAGAGAGCCTTCAGTTCCAAGAATGCCTCATACTGTAGGTCACCTGCCTCATCGAGGATGATCAGCGGAGTGTCTATGCTGCGGAGGTAGTAAACCAAATCCTCGTAGATGTCGGCATAGTGTCCTTTGTTGTCCACACCAAACTCACCGGCTACCTTGCGTATCAGTTTCAGTTTGGTCTTCACTTGGGAACAATCTATGTAGACAGCGTTCTTGTGTGTCTGCACATAGTACTTAGCCGTGAAGGTCTTTCCTATGTTGGGCACATCACAGAGGATGGCACTCAGCCCACGCTGTTGTGAGAACTCCAACTGGGTGGTTATGTACTCAAAGGTCTCGGTCTTGGCAGCCTTCCACTCTATCTCGCCACGCAAGGTAACGTTCAGTCGGCGTGCCACGCTTACCCAGTTGGCATCGCTCAGCGTGCGGTCTGTCTGTCCGTTTTTAATGGCACTGTACACAGAGGTACTAATACCCAAGGAAGCAGCGTGCTTGGCATCGCTCGGATAGTTCGCTCTATTGGCGGCTATCGCTTCCGTAATCTTCTTTTTTTGTGCATCTGTAATCATTGTAGGTTACTTTTTGATGGTTGTTATAATGTTGTTTGAACTCTGTTCTAATATCATTCTATAAGTCTTCTAATGCTCTGTTGGCAGGCATCCAGTCGTCCACGTAGGTTTCGGGTTCCGCCTCCGGCTGTGGCAGCGGTGCTACCTCCAGTGCCGTTATGTCTTCCTCCGGTTCCGCCTCCGCTATGTAGTTCTTATTGGTGGTCATCACACCAACGGGAGCTATGGCGTTGTCGCGAACAAACTTGTTGAACTTCGATATCTTCTTGTGTTGCTCTATCATGTTCGCTATGTCTTCCTCCGTCTGCTCGGCCATTACACGGTTGAAGGTTTCCACCTTTTCCACCTTGTCTATGAACTTGTCCCCTTGGAACAGGTACACATCCGTCGGTTTGTCATTCTCGTCCGGTAGATAGTAGGCAGTCACCTTGTAATTATTGGGCTGTAGCTTATCCAGTACTCCGGTATCGCTCAACCACCAGTCCTCGTATGCCACACGTACCGTACTGTTTCGGCGGATGCTCGTTTCCACGCGCTCACCGATATATCGGCTCAGCATCATCTTGTCATACGGCTGCAAGGTGGGGTTAATGTTCGCCACAAGCACATCCCATCGGCTCATGTTCGGATACTTCTTCTGGTTGGGATGGAGTGCATTGTTCCACTCGGCACTGTCCGCACGGTCTTCTGCCACCAACTGTTCCCATGTAAAGTATTCGCTGTCCTCATACAGTTCGTTGGTCTCGTCGCTCACCTTCTTGTATTCCTGTCTCCATTTGCCCTTACCATAGAAACGACCTATACCCTCGTGGTTCTTGTGTATCACGCTGCGCTTTTTGGCACCGTTCAAGGGTTCTGCATACTTCTCTTGGGAGTTCTGCGGAGCACAGAAATGGACGAACGGAAACGCCGTACCTGCTTGCAGGAATCCATCCTTGTACTGGCTCATCAAGTGGTTCTCCACCTCTATACCTGCCGGCATTCCCCATCCGTGTTTCTCTATCAGTCGGAACATATCCCGGAAGCAGTCC